TAGAGAATCGTCGAGTATCCGACGGACGCGGAATTGGTGCATCGGATATGGCTTGCTGGGCGTACATCATGCTCGGCATTAAAGGCGAAACTCTTCCTGCTACTTGGCGCGAATGGTTGAAACAGAATCCAGATGTTGAGATCGGCGTAGAGGACTCAACAGACCCAAACCCTACGGACGCGGCTACAGGCGACAACTCGCCGAACTTGTAGTCGCGACTGGGTGGGCTCCCACTTTCTACGCTGACACCTTCGACACGCGAGACCTAAGTACCATTGTCGCAGTGCTAGAAAAACAAAACAAGAAAAGGTGACATGGCTGACGGACTCAACACGAAGATCGAAGTCTACGGTCTAAAGGATGCGATCAAGCAGCTGAACTCCGTTGAGCCGGGGCTTCGTAACGAAATTGCAAAGGACTTCCGCAATGTTGCAAAACCTGTCATCAATGACGCGCTTGGGCTGATTCCGAACACGGTGCCTCTGTCTGGTATGGCTCGTAAATGGACTACGCCTTCGGGCTTCAAGATGCTTCCTTGGGATGCTGGACGCAAGCAAAAGATCTCCGCCAAGATAAACACTAAAAAGGTCTCGGAGTTCCGTGGACAGATCCGCAATGTCGGAGTCTTTAACATTGTTTATTCGGGCTCTACTGGAGCACTCTTTGACATGGCAGCAAACGGACGCCTAGGTCGTGCACTCTCGGCGCGCTACGGCATGCGATCAAGAGTAATGTGGAGATCAATGGAAAAGAACCAAGGCACAGTTGAGTCAGAGATGCGGCGAATCGTTGAGACTGTCATGGACAAAGTTGATCGAAATGTGGTCTTGTAATGGCTTCAATTAACATTCCCATAATCTCCGAGTTTGATACCAAAGGCACTCAAAAAGCGATCAAAGAGTTCCAGTCGCTTGAGGGCGCTTCTGCTAAGGCGTCGTTTGCAATCAAGAAAGCAGCAAAACCAGCAGCAGCAGCTATAGCAGGAATTGGAGCAGCTCTAGGTCTAGCAACTGCGGCAGCAATAGACGACCAAAAAGAACAATCAGATCTCGCATTAATCCTCAAAAATACATCGGGTGCATCAGACGAACTTGTTAAATCAATTGAAGATGAAATCTCTGTAATGAGTCGAGCGTCTGGTATCGCAGACACCGACTATCGCAAAGCCCTTGAGATTCTGACGATCCAAAGCAAAGACGCAGGAAAGTCTATGGATGACATGAACCTCATCATGGACACGGCGGTCGGTCTTCATACCGATTCGGCAACGGTCGCAGAGGCTCTTGCCAAGGCTTACGAAGGCAACTTCAAGGCACTTAAAACTCTTTCTCCAGAGATCAAAACAATGGTTGATGACGGAAAATCTTTAGACGAAATCATGGCAGTCATGGGAGAAACCTTTGGCGGAGCAGTAAGCAAAAACGCAGAAACCGCCGCAGGTCAAATGGCTATTCTTAAAAACTCAATTGGAGAAACCCAAGAATCAATCGGTGCAGCACTCTTGCCAGTCATCGAAGCAGTCCTGCCATATCTACAAGCATTCGCAGACTGGGCACAAAAGAACCCTGAAACCTTCACAATTATTGCCGCCGCGATCGCAGGAATAGCAGCAGCAATAGTCCTCACCAATATCGCTATGGCTCTCAACCCATTCGCGCTTATTGCAATCGGAGTTGGCTTGCTAGTTGCCGCGCTCAAAATTGCTTATGACAAGTTTGAGGGCTTTAGAAAAGTTGTAGACATTGTGTTTGAGGCACTTGTCAAAGGTGGCAAATTAGTATTTGACGGACTGACCACCTACTTCACAGGGCTCTACACCGCATTTAAGACGCTCTTCAACGGCATTGCAAAACTCTGGAACGGCACGGTCGGCAAACTTGCTTTCAATATTCCTTCGTGGGTGCCAGTAATCGGTGGTAAAGGCTTTGAAGTCCCCGAGATCCCTATGCTCGCGGACGGCGGAATCGTGACAGGGCCAACGCTTGCAATGATCGGTGAGCGTGGCCCTGAAGCTGTCATCCCACTATCTGGACGCGGTGGTGGAATGGGCAACTACACGATCAACATCAACGGCGGTCTCGGCTCGAGTGCAGAGATCGGCACAGCTGTCGTAAACGCGATTAGAGCATTCAACAGGCAGAACGGCCCAGCCAATATTGCGGTCGCGTAATGGCAGGCGTAGCAGTAGTCGGATCAGGTAACTACGACCTTGAGATTGATACAGGGTACAACTGGAACGCCTTCACATTGGACGACGACCCTAAAGGCACCCTTGACTCCACCGATTATGTCTTAGACGGCACCGATCAATATGCGTCGGTCATGGACGGAACTATCGGTCTTACAGCGAAACGCGGACGCGCTAACACTGGCGACCAATTCCCTTATGGCACGATGAACTTCACACTCAACGACACTTACGCCGACGGAGTGTTCAACCCTTTCGACACGACATCCCCTTACTACGATCCGAACAACTCTCTCCCCGGGCTTGCACCACTTCGCAAAGTCCGCTTCTCTCGATATGACTCGCTCGGCGTCAAAGAGTATTTGTGGGTCGGCTACATCGTAAACTTCGATTACACCTTTACCCTTGGCGGTCTTGACACAGTGAGCGTCACTTGTGCCGACTTTTCTTATCAACTTGGGCAGACTTTCTTGGCTGAATGGAATGTCACAGAGCAGCTCTCAAGCGATCGTTTTGATGACCTGCTGGATCTACCAGAAGTGGATTATCAGGGCTCACGGAGCATTGAGACAGGTGTGGCGACCCTTGGCGGTGCAGCGGCTTACACGGTCGCTAACGGAACCTCGGTTGCAGGGTACGCAAACAAGATCATGGACGCCGAACAAGGCAGAATCTTCGTGGATCGTGAAGGCACTATCACCTTCCAGAAGCGCATCGGTCAAGTCCTAGGAGTGCCTGTCGCAGAGTTCCACGACACCAACCCACCAACCAAGATCAGCTACTCGGCAATCGATATTGCCTTCCAAGCGGACACAGTGGTCAATCGTGCATCTGTTCAGCACGCTGGAGCATCGTCGCCAGAAGTCGCAGAAGACCTCGCTTCTCAAGCCGCGTATTTGATTCAAACAAAATCCATTACGGACTCGCTTGTGCATAACGACGCAGCAGCTCTCACGCTCGCCGAGTACCTTCTTAACGCCAACCCCGAAGCACGCTTCAACTCGCTCGGCACCGAGTTTCCCGGCACAGCAGCCCTCGATCAAGACATACTTGCCCTTCTTGATGTAGGAAGCGTAATCAACATTGAGAAGTCAATTACTACTTCGGAAGGCCCAACCCAATTCGCTCAAAACTTGACGGTAGAAGGACTTGAGCATCGGCTTACTTTGTCGGCTGGGCACGCTGTAACCTACTTCACGGCACCAACCACGATCGTCTATGAGCTGATCTTGAACGACGCTGTATATGGCACACTCGACGAAGACAATGTCCTAGGATAGAAACATGACTGTAAGTACCCCAACCACCGCAGGACAGATCCTGACATCGGCTTATGTAAATAACAACATAAACAGCGGTTTGACATACATCAAGGAACAGACCATTGGAAGCGCTGTCGCAAGCGTGACAGTCTCTGACGCATTTTCTACAACTTATGACAACTACAAAATTGTGGTAAGTGGCGGCGTTGCTTCTGGTTTGACTACTTTAGTACTGACCCTTGGTGCATCAGTTACTGGATACAGTTCTGGAACTTTTTATGTTAGTTACGGTTCAACGACACCGCTGGCAGCGTCAGACAACGCTGCAAGCTCGTTTGGCTATGCTGGATATGCCACAACAGGTTTTATTGCTTTCAACCTTGATGTAGTAAACCCATTTTTAGCAAAACCAACTGTATTTGGTCCTACTAATTGGGCAGCAGGAACAGTCGCTGGAACAGGTACTGGGATACATAATGTGGCAACTTCATACACAGCATTTACTATTGCTACTTCTTCTGGCACTTTGACTGGCGGAACTATCTTTGTTTACGGATACCGAAAGGCATAACACATGACATACGAAGAAGCCGTAGCGATGTACCCACACGACGAAGTATTCGTTCAAGTTGATGACAAAGTTCGTCCAATGACACCAACTGAATACGAAGCGTTTATTCAGCAGCAAGTCAATTACATTCCTATTCCGTAATTAATTATGAAACCGCGCGTACTAATAGTGAGCGTCATCCTTGCACTTGCACTAACGGCTTGTGCTGATCGCAACCGCGAAAACTGCAACACCACCAAAGCCAACGGACTACTAGAAAGGCGCTGCGCGTGAACCCAGACAAACGCTTATCCAACGAACAAATCAAAGCTCGACTAATCCTCATCGTAGGAATCGGACTGACCGCATCTTTCGTTATGGCAATCGCCTCACTGATCTTCGGCTTGCTGTTTGTCGTGCAACCTACCGAGCAAAGCCCTAACGACGCGGAAGCATGGGGCGTCTTGTCGCCGATGTTGATGACCCTCGCAGGCGGTTTAATTGGTCTACTTGCAGGCAACGGACTCAAAGACCGACCTAAAGACCCTCCAGCGCTATGAGCATTATTCCAGCGAACCCTAAAATCGTAGGAAGCAAGCCTTACACAGGGAACTCCGACGGTGCCGCAGCTGGCCCTAGAAGCGGAATGGACGAATGGATCAGACAAGCGATTCGTTACGGCAACGGAGCCTTCTGGAATAACGGATCTTGGGGCGTTCGCGACATGCGCGGATCCGAGAATCTTTCAGTGCATGCAACAGGACGCGCAGTAGATCTTTCATATCGCAAGTCGGACAAGCAACCTAAAGCGAACCGCAAGGGCACGATTGACTTCTTTAACATTGTTACTGCTAACGCGAACGCGCTTGGTCTTGAGTGCGTGCTTGATTACTTTCCACAAAGTTTCGGACGAGGCTGGCAGTGCACTCGACAAGCGTGGAGCAAATACTCAAAGCCAACAATTCACGGAGCCCCGGGTGGCGACTGGCTTCATGTTGAGATCTCTCCCGCTATGGCAGACTCTCCAGCCCTTGTGAAACAAGCGTTTCAGAGAGTGTTCGGCGAAATCCCCCAATAGCGCACACTGATCCTCTATGGTCGAAGTACCGACGATAGGAGTGAAATTATGACCGAACCAAAAGTCTTCATCTACGAGGTAGGTCGGTGCTCAATGGACAACGGACAAGAAATACTTGTCCAGATCTTTAGACACGAAGACACACACAAAATCATCCGCGCCCAAATCGCCTTCCGAACCTTGGCTGGCGACAGTTGGGGCGTGCCTACAGAATTGAGCTTTCAACAATGAACGAAAAAACGATCAAAATCTTCGCTTGGGTAACTTTCGGACTTGCCGCCTTTGTGCTGCTCTGGGACGCTTCTAAGCCGCCTCAAGGCATGTCTAAAGTCAGTGCCTCAACCTCATATCAGACGATCCCATTGACCCCTCTGCCGAGCGTAGTGACACCCCCTGTCACTACTCTCCCAGTAACGACATGCGCGCAAGCTCTCGATCTTGCTTTCAAGGTTGGCTGGTCTGCCGATGAGTCTCCTACGCTCTCAAGAGTGCTCTATCGTGAGTCACTTTGCACCGAAGACGCCTACAACCGATACGACACGAACGGCGGCTCATACGGTCTAATGCAGATCAACGGATTCTGGTGCACCCCTTCGGCATACTGGCCTCAAGGTTGGCTACAAGCGAAAGGAATCCTGTCAGTGTGCGACCAGTTGTTTGATCCGAAGATAAACCTCATCGCAGGTCTTGCGATATGGCATAATTCATCTTGGACACCTTGGAACCTTCCACAGTGACCGAACAGCAATATCCCGAAACAGGAATCACAGAGGAGACCCGACAGATGTATCCCGAAACTTATAGCGACAAATACAACAAAGTCTTCAAGCAATTCATAGACGACATTGTGCGACCTAATCATATTGAACCGCCAAAACATACTCACAACATTCTTCTTGACGAACTGACGATGATGTACGACGCGCACATGACGATCGGCGGAGAGCAGAACCGATTTAATGCGTCAGTGATTCGAGCCGCAATCAATGTGATCTTGACATGCACAAAATAACTTGCAAGAAGTGTGGACTAGAGATGCACGGCACGCCACACGCCACAAACCCAACCAAGATCCTTTGGTCACATCCTGAACTTAAAGCCTGCAAGAAAGTGAAGCCAATCAAATGAACGACCTACAACTCTTCGCACCGTCACGCGGACTTGGTGCATACCGAGAAGACATCGCTATTGATCGCAATACGGTCATCATCTCACCAAGCGCAAAACCGACCTCGGTGATCGCAGCTCTAAACGCTTTGCCTAAATCGGGCTCAAAGCGTCGGCGCGTATATGAATACCTCAAGCAAACAGGCGGCGCGACCGATGAAGAGATCGAGCGCGCACTCGGCATCTCGGGCAACACTGTCAGACCCACCCGGGGCTCCCTAGTCAAAGACAAGTTTGTTTACGCCACCGACCTAGAGCGTCCAACCCTTGCAGGCAACATGGCGATCGTCTGGAAGGCGCGCTAATGGCACACTTTGACCTATCGCTCTATGAGACCGTTGCACAGCGTTTAGAGCGCTTCTGGACTGCCTACCCACACGGACAGATCGTAACCGAAATGGTGCACTACGACGCTTCTACAGTGCTCTTCAAGTGCTCATCCTATGACAACGACGGACGACTCATCTCAACAGGTTTTGCCGAAGAGGTACTTGGCTCAAGCCCAGTCAATAAGACAAGTTTCGTGGAAAACGCAGAAACTTCTGGAATTGGCAGATGTATTAGCAACGGCCCACTCGGACATACTGGAGAACGCGCATCAAGTACCGAAATGGAGAAAGTGAACCGCGTGAATAGCACGCCTGCACCTGACACCTTTGGCGGCGCTACCCCCAAGCAGATCGCCTTCTTAAAGTCGCTTGCTCGAGGCAAAGCATGGGACGACTTTCAGCTGCTTGAGTTCATTCACAAGACTCTCGGCGTGGACGATGTAGTCGTGGAGACATTGTCATCGGGACAGTGCCGGGTACTGATTGACAGGATGAAACTATGAGAAACCCAAACGAAGAATACGACCGACTACACGATCACATGACAGCGATCGCACGCGAGCGAGATAACTCAAACCGAATTATTACAACGCTACAAGCGCGTCTTGAAGAGCTAGAAGATGAGCTTGTCTTAGCGCATGAAGCACTAGCGCGAAGGTACACAAGACCATGAGCAAAACAGTCTGGGGTCTTCTTGGCGTCGTAGTAATGTGGGCGATCCTGATGATTAGATCAGATAGAAAAAGACACCGCTAAACACTTCTACAACTGGCAAGCACCAAGGCCGTATCACCTTCGCAAGTGACGGGGCTAATCCAAGGGAACTTGGTTAGATCGGCGCGTCCAAAACCTGCAACACGAAAGGGATTGGCAAAGCGTCGAAGCGCAGAGTGTAAAGGAATTGAATAGGGAGTCCAGTGTGGCAACGGACGGGGGGCTCTTCAGGGGTCTGTCTTGCATTACGCTTACACATGACATACCACAAACAAACTCAACAGACTCGAGCCCGACATGCAACACACTCACAGCAACTTGAGAGCAAGCGCGACAGCGCGCGCTAGTAGGTCTTAGAACATGGCACGCGAACAAACAGAGTACGACACCAAACGCTACAAAGCAGCAAGAGCCGAACTACTCCGAGACGAACCCACATGCCATTGGTGCAAGCGCGCGAAAGCAACAGAGTTAGATCACCTCGTTCCCACTGACGAAGGCGGGACAATAGACGATGGCTATGTACCTGCATGTAAACCGTGCAACTCAAGGCGCGGAGCAATACAAGTAAACAAAAAAACAGCAACACGAATACAGAATCGTAATAACGGTTTTTTATACAAGATAGAAACGCCCCCGAGCCCCATCCAATCGTGTCTCCCGATCAGCCCTGACCAGCCTGAACCAGCCAAGATCAACCACGACCAGCCAAGACTCGAGACGATCGTGCCAGACTGCGACGGATCGTGGGCTGGCCTTGTGGGGGACATAGCCCTGGAGCATCTCGGCATAGAGCTCATGCCTTGGCAGATGCACTATTTAGAAAACCTTCTATCTTTCACCCATGCTCCAGACGGGCAAGATGATCTTGTGCACCGATCTGGCTTGCTATCAGTGGCGCGCCAGTGCGGCAAGTCCGTATTATTACAATGCGTCATCCTGTTTTGGTTGCTTGAGATGCCGAAGATCCGGGGCACCAAACAAACGGTCTTGTCTACGGCTCACACTTTGTCACTTTCTACAATGCTGTTTGAGGAACTTGCACCAATTCTTGAGAATCGTTTTGGCGCAAAAATATATAAGACCTTTGGACGAAACTCTGCGACGATGCCAGACGGATCGCGCTGGATGGTACGCGCCGCGAACCCTTCGGTCGGTCACGGCATGTCGGTAGATCTTGCAATAGTTGATGAGCTGTTTGATGTCTCTGAACTGGCAATGGCAGGATTGACGCCAACGCAACGCGCACGCCGATCTCCTTTGCTGTTGATGGCGAGCACAGCTGGCACCGAGTCGAGCGCGGCCTTCATCAGATTCAGAGAGAACGCGCTGCGACTAATTGACAGGAAGCAACCCTCAAACTTTTACTTTGCGGAGTGGTCTATTCCGCCAGCGCTAGATCCAATGCTTGAGTCGTCTTGGCTGTGGGCGAACCCTGCGATCGGGCACACTCTTCGGATTGAGACTTTGCGCGCCGAGTCACAAGATCCAGACCGTGCGAATTTTCTAAGAAGCAGCTGCAACATGTGGATCGCTTCAACGCAATCGTGGATTCAGACCCACCTATGGCCAGACCTTGAGTACAACGGCCCAATACCAGCTGGCGGCGTCATCTCCGTCGAAGCATCAATGGATGAGTCGCGCTACTTCGCTACTAAGTCTGTCGCACTCGGCGACGGTCGTACTTGTGTCTCGGTTGCCTTTACTGCCGAAACTGCCAAAGAACTTTGGGCTCATGTCGGGGCATTGGCGGCGGCGGATCCTGCGATCAAGTTCATCTTCTCGCCGACCATTGACGCGCACTGTCCGCCAGTCTTTGAGCGTCGGCGCGTCGTCATGGGATACAAAGAGATTCTGCAATACACCCCCATAGTAAGAAACATGATTAGCGAAGGTCGCCTAGTTCACACTGGGGAAGCCATGCTTGCCGAGCATGTTTGTCGCGCGGTCATGGTCAGGACTCAAGGCTCAATCGCAGTGTCGTCGCAGAAGTCGGCTGGCCCAATTGAATTGTGTCGGACGATGATCTGGGGAGCGGCGGCAGCTGCACGCCCGGGTCAATCTCAAAAGCCTTCGATGGTATTGATTGCCAACTAGCATCAGGTCGGCACTCGTTCGCTTGCTTGCCTGTCGTCGGGATACCGCAGATGACCGAGCGAGTGCCACCATGATCCGCTTCATATGTGTCATCATGTGATATGGCTATCTTCTCAAAATCCCGTGATCTTGCTGTCTCTGTAGAACCGTCGGTCAAAGCGGCTGTCGGTGCTTCGTCTTATTCGCCTTTGCGTTCGTTCGTCTCTTGGCAACAGGGTCAGCGACGCGCTCGCGCGATGACTTTGCCTGTCATCGTGCGTGGTCGTGACTTGATCTGCGACACGATCTCGGGAATGAAACTTGAGATGTACCGCGAAATGTGGAACGGCGAAGAAATGGAAGAAGTCCCACTTGCTCCTCGATCATGGCTGTCGCGAATTGATCAGTCCGTCCCAAACCAGTTCATCATCTCATGGACGGTCGATGATCTAATTTTTGAGGGCAGAGCTTTTTGGATGATAGAAACTCGCACCGCTGACGGCTATCCAGCATCGTTCACTCGGCTTCCTGCGGCAATGGTGCAGACACTTGATCAGCAAGGCGAATGCTTCTTCGGCCCTTCTAAGCAGGTTGTCTTCAATGGCATCACTTTAGATCCACGCGATCTAGTGCAATTCATCTCACCAATGCAATCATTGAACTCGACTGGGGCGCGCGCTGTAGAGATCGCACTCCGCGTAGAAGAGTCACGGCTTCGAGCGTCCCAGTCGGTATTGCCTTCGGGCTATCTCAAGCAGACTGGCGGTGAGCCTTTATCGGCCCAAGAGTTGAGCGATCTCGCCGCGCAGTTCAATTTGGCTCGCACTAGCGGCAACAACACTGCCGCGCTCAATGAGTTCCTTGAGTATGTACCAACACAGGCAACACCTGACAAGATGCTGATGATCGAGTCCGCAGATTATTCAGCACGCGATCTTGGCCGCATCCTTGGCGTCCCGTCCTACTTGCTGTCGGTATCTATCGGGGCATATTCCTACCAGAGCAGCCAGCAATCTAGGATTGATCTTTGGACCTACGCTTGCAAAGCTCTCGCCGACTGCATCACCGAAACACTGTCATCCGACAATGTGCTCCCAAGGGGTACCTTCGTTTGCTTCGATACGGATGATTTTTTAGCAGAGGCTTACATGGGCGGCGACATGCCAGACGACCGAATGAACGAAACCGATATCCCTCAAGACTCACTTATAGAAAACTAGGATCCAACCATGATCAGACTTACTACAGAATCTTTCACGATTGACGCCGCCGAAGGCGAATCACCACGCCGCACGATCTCGGGAATTGCGGTCAGATATAACACTCCCGCAAAAGTGAGCGACGGGACTATGGTGGCCTTTGCCCCGGGGTCTTTGCCAGTGGACGGACGCGCACCGACTCTCCAGATGTACCACGACTCAAGCAAGGTCATCGGCACAGTTACCGAGCGTGTAGAAACTCCAGAAGGCATGCTCTTCGTGGCAAAAGTATCTAACACTCGCGACGGCGATGAGGCGCTCATTCTTGCAGCTGACGGAGCCCTTCCAGAAGTGTCCGTTGGCGTCGAGCCGATCAAGTTCAAGTACGACAAAGAAGGCACCATGATCGTCACATCGGCAACTTGGAGCGAGCTTTCGCTTGTCGCTCGAGGCGCCTTTGACGCACCGATTCAGCAAGTCGCAGCATCCACCCCAGAAGAAGAAGAAGTTACTACTATTCAAGAAGCACCTCAACAGGAGACAGAAACCATGAACGAAACAGTCGAAGCCCCAGCAATCATTGAAGCATCAAAAGCAACTCAAACAATCTTTGCAACCGCGAAGCGCGAGTTCCACATGCCAACACCTGCCGAATACATTTCGGCTTTTGTAACGAATCCAGACAAGTTTGCAGAGATGCGATCGGGCATTGAAGCTGCCGCGCCATTTGTGGACAACTCTGATATTCCTGGCATTTTGCCTTTGCCGATTGTTCAGCCGACCTACAATAATTTTATTGGTCGTAGGCCTGTCATCGATGCTGTAGGAGTTAAGGCGATGCCACAAGGCGGCAAAGTTTTTATTCGTCCAGAAGTAACAACACACACTTCAATCGGTAATCAAGCAAACGAAAACACCGCACTCACCGCTGGACAGTTCGTCGTTACGGATCGTCAGGTCACAAAAGGTACATACGGTGGATATGTGACCCTCTCCGAACAATCAATCGACTGGAGTACACCCGAAGTAATTTCGCTAGTGCTCGATGACATGGCTCGCATTTACGCGAACGCCACCGACAATGTCGCAGCAGACAACTTGAAGACAGGTGCAACAGTGACACAAAACTTTGCAGCTGCTTCAGCATCTGATGCTTCCTACTGGACAACTTGGATCTCCACTGCTGCTCAAACAATTTTGTCGTCAAGCAATGGCAACCTTCCTACCCATCTTTTCGTCAGTCCTGACTGGTGGGGAACGCTTATGTCGCTTAGCGATTCGTCAAAGCGTCCGTTATTTCCACAGGTTGGCCCTATGAACGCATTTGGCGATCTTGGCCCAACGCAATACGAAGGAATGGCTTTTGGACTTCGCGTAGTTCCAGACCGCAACTTTGCCGCAGACACAATCATTGTGGGCGATGCATCAGGTTATGAGCTGTTCGAGCAAGCCAAGGGCGCCCTTAGTATCGATATTCCATCTACGATGTCAAGGACTCTGGCTTTCAGAGGGTACTTTGCAACCCTGATGATGGACGAAACCAAGTTCGTCAAAGCGACATTCTCCTGATCCGAAAGGTAAGCCAAGATTATGGCTGCCTACACGGTCACACATAAACAGCTCACCGACAACTACGCGGTCTTACAGCTTCTTACAGAAGCCGAGATTGAAGTTGGCGCGAGCGTCGTTATCACTGGAGTCGATGCAACCTTCAACGGAACTTACATTGTCTACGCTTTGCCGCAGTATGCGTTTATGGGCGTGGACGATGAAGGCGATCTTCTTTTTGATCCGCTTGTCACCATTCCGAATCAGGTGCTCTACGCAAAGACCGCATCGGATGTTGCGCGCACTGCCGCTTCTGGCACGCTAACGATCACGCAAGTTGCTCAATGGGTCACTGCCGCGAACCTCGAGGACTGGTTGGGCATAGGCACCGCTACAAGTGCTGACGCCGCATTCCTAACAGTGTGCGCCGCAGCTGCTTCTCAATTCTGCTGGAGACGCCGTATGGAAGCGGGCTACATTGACTCGCTTACGACAGTTCCTTCGCAAGATGTCTTCTTGGGAACCCAGATGTACGGTGGAGCCTTATATCGCCAACGGGGATCGGTAGATCAGTTCAGTTCGTTTCAATCGATGGGCGTAACTCCAGTTATGGGTCTGAACGGAATGATCCGCCAGTTGCTCGGGATTGATCGTCCGCAGGTCGCCTAATGGCTGTACCTAACTACACGGATCTATTCAACGAAGGCTTTGATGATCTAGTTGCAAAGCTTTCAACGGTTGTCGGGCTCCAAATAAATAACGATCCGCGCAATATCAGTCCGCCTTCCTGCTTCGTCAATATCGACTCAATAGACGGCTACAACTACAATGTCGCAAAACTAAACTTCACACTTCAGATCATCACGCTAGGCCCGGGCAACCTTGACGCCCAAAAAAGCTTGCTCAATATCCTCGCCCAGATCTACGCGCTCAATATCGGCGTGGTCTCTGGACGCCCAACCAACCTAGATATCGGTGGCTCGACGCTTCCTGCCTATGAGCTGTCGGTGACAACTGTCGTGCAAACTGCCTAATCCACACTCTCGGTCTCATTATGTGTCAAACTAAATCCAACACTTCCAAGGAGTAACTCACATGGCCACTTCCACAATTCTCTCGAATCCGACAGTCACACTTGGCGGCACCGCGCTGACGGGCTGGTGCACAAGCGCCGTCTTGAATCGCACTGTTACCGCTCTATCTGACACGGTCTTCGGAAATACGGCAAACACTTTCACGGCGGGCCTCGAGGATAATGAATGTACCTTGACCTTGTTTTTGAGCTACGAAGCCGCAGCCACTTATGCAACTCTTGCTCCACTCGTCGGCACCAAGACAACTGTCATTGTCAAACCAACTTCGGCAGTGGACTCGGCAACTAACCCGGGCTTCACACTTACCAACTGCTATCTCGAGACGCTCCCAGTGATCTCGGCTTCGCTCGGTGAGCTGCAATCGATTGACATCACTCTCATGGGTGGCGTCTTCTCCGCTGACACTACCAACCCATAATCTTCGGCCTTCCTTGGCCCGACGAAAGGAAACACAATGAAGATCAAACTCACGCTCACACGCGGAGACAAAAAAGAGTTACTTATTACAAATCTTTTTGCGATCTCCGAATGGGAACGCCTAGAGAATCGTCGAGTATCCGACGGACGCGGAATCGGTGCATCCGATATGGCTTGCTGGGCGTACATCATGCTGGGCATTAAAGGCGAGACACTTCCTGCTACTTGGCGCGAATGGTTAAAACAGAATCCAGATGTCGAGATCGGCGTAGAGGACTCAACAGACCCAAACCCTACGGACGCGGCTACAGGCGACAACTCGCCGAACTTGTAGTCGCGACTGGGTGGGCTCCCACTTTCTACGCTGACACCTTCGACACGCGAGA